CCGCAACGCCCCGATGGAACGCGAGGCGCGCGGCGAGTAATTCGCGTGGTATATTCCGCGCATCCTTACCGGCCAGGCTGACCGGGGATTCCACAGGAATCAAATGGACGCAGATCAACTGCCCGTAACGGATGCCGCGCCAGCGGTAGACGTGCAAGCACCCGAGGCGACGGCCGCCCCGGACAGTGCTGTTGATACGCCGGTCGATCAGCAGAGCAGGACTTTCACGCAAGAGGAAGTCGACGCGCTGATCACCAAGCGGCTCGCAAAAGAGCAGCGCAAGTGGGAAAGGAAGCTCTCGCAACCTGCCCCGGCGGCAAAACCTGTAGCGGCTACGCCAGCACCTACTGCTGACCAGTTCGCCAGCGTCGATGAGTACGCGCAAGCGCTCGCCGAACGCAAGGCGCAAGAACTGTTGCAGCAGCAAGAACTGCGGCGCCAACAGGAAACACTGCTGGAGTCATATCAGGAGCGCGAAGAGGCTGCGCGGGAAAAGTACGACGACTTCGAGCAAGTCGCACTGAACCCAAGGCTGCCGATCACGACCCTGATGGCGCAGACGATTCAGGCATCCGACATCGGGCCTGACATCGCCTACTACTTGGGCTCAAACCCCAAGGAAGCGGAGCGGATTTCCAAGCTGCCGGCTTTTCTGCAGGCCAAAGAGATCGGGAAGATTGAGGCGAAGGTTTCGTCCAATCCGCCCGCCAAGAAAACCACTGCGGCTCCGTCGCCCATCAAACCCGTTACCGCTCGGTCTGCGTCTACGACGTACGACACCACTGACCCAAGGTCTGTGAAGAACATGACCACAAGTGAGTGGATTGAGGCTGAGAGGTTGCGGCAGATGCGCAACGCCGAGGCGCGTGGCGTCCGCTAATTTCTGAAAGGAATTGTCGTGGCTCAAAGTTTGCTCACGATTGACATGATCACCAACAAAGCGTTGGAGATCCTGGAAAACAATCTCGTTCTCACCCGCAACGTCAACCGCCAGTACGACAGCTCGTTTGCTGTTGAAGGCGCCAAGATCGGCGACACGCTGCGTATCCGCCTGCCGGATCGTGCGCTGGTCACTGATGGCGCTGCCCTAGGCGTTCAAGAGGTCAATGAGCAGCAGACCACGCTGACCATTTCCTCGCAAAAGCACATCGGCGTGAACTTCACGTCTGCCGAAATGGCTCTGTCGTTGGACGACTTCGCTGATCGCATTTTGAAGCCGCGCGTGTCGCAACTGGCCGCCAGCATCGACGCTGACGTCGCCAACTCGTTCAAGAGCATCTACCAGTCGGTCGGCACCCCCGGCACGACGCCTGCAACCAGCCTGGTGCTGCTGCAGGGCAACCAGAAGCTGAACGAAGCTGCTGCCGTGATGAGCCCGCGCTACGTCACCGTCAACCCGGCGGCGAACGCGGCTCTGGTGGAAGGCATGAAGGGTCTCTTCAACCCGACCTCGACCATCTCCCGCCAGTTCAAGAATGGCATGATGGGTGAGGGCATCCTCGGGTACGACGAGATCAACATGTCTCAGTCGATCAAGCAGCACACCAACGGCGATTGGGGTACTGCCATCGAAGTGGACGGCACGACGACCACCCAGGGCACCTCGCAACTGAACATCACCTTCACCGGGTCTTCCAAGACCTGGAACGTTGGCGACGTGTTTACGATCGAGGGCGTGTATGCGGTGAACCCGCAGACGCGTGAGTCTACCGGCTCGCTGCAACAGTTCGTGGTGACCGAGGCGCTGACGGGCACGTCCAGCGGCACGCTGAAGTTCTCCCCGGCGCTGTACACCTCGTCGCACGCTCTGGCCACGGTGACCGCCTTCCCGGCCGACAACGCCGACATCACGATGCTGGGCTCTGCTGCTGGCCAGTATGCGCAAAACCTGATCTACCACAAGGATGCGATCACGTTTGCGACTGCTGACCTGCTGCTGCCGCAGGGTGTGGACATGGCTTCGCGCAAGGTCCACAACGGCATCTCGATGCGGATCGTGCGCCAGTACGACATCAACAACGACCGGATGCCGTGTCGTATTGACGTCCTGTACGGCTACTCCGTAATCCGGCCGCAGATGGCTGTTCGTCTCTGGGGGTAATCGACATGCCGAACACCAAGCCCATTGGTGTGGCGTACGAGGACCAGCAACTCGATGGTGCAATCGTCGGCGCAGCCGGCGGCACCGTCGGGTTCTACGGGACCACGCCCGTCACGCAACGCGCAGCGGCGATCCAGGCGGCCTCGGTCGTCTCGGTTTCGTCCTACATCTCCGTGGCTTCCAATCTGGCGGCATGGGCCGCCGAAGTGAACGCCACCCTCACGGGCCTCGGCTTGTGGAAAGGCGGCGCGTAAGCGCCAGAAAGGAATTGCATCATGACTTTCTCTGCTCCGAAAATCGGTGACGGCGAACAGATCGGCGACGGCAACACCGCCGAAACCCTGAACGTCGGTCGCGCCGGCCAGCCCGTGGCCGTGCAGTCTTCGGCCACCGGCACGCTGGGTTTTTACGGCGCCACGCCGGCCGCGCAACGTGCGGCCGCCATCCAGGCTGCGTCTGTGGTTTCTGCCACGTCGTGGGCCAGCGTCGTCAGCAACCAAGCGGCTTTCAATGCCGAAGTTGCTGCCACGCTGACTGGCCTGGGCCTCTGGAAGGGCGCGGCGTAATGCCGAGGGTTGTCTTCTGCGTGCCGACCGTCAAGCGGCCTTACCAGCAGTGCCTTGACAGTCTGGAAGCATCCCTATCATTGCTTGATGCCGCTGGCATTGAGCATGGGATGGTCAACGAAGTAGGCAACCCGTACATCAGCGCGGCACGGGCAACCATGCTGCGCAAAGCGCTGGATGCCAAGGCAGACATCGTGGTCTTCATCGACCACGACCTGTCTTGGCGACCAGCCGATATGCTGAAGTTGGTGCAGACCGAAGGCGACGTCGTTGGCGGCACCTATCGGTTCAAAGCCGACGAGGTGTCCTACATGGGCACCATCCACAGCACGCATGCAGGCACGCCAGTTGTGCGGGCCGATGGCGCGATCAAAGCGCGTCTGCTACCTGCGGGTTTCCTGAAGGTCACTACGGCCGCTGTGGACCGTTTTATGACCGCCTACCCGGATCTGTGCTACGGCGAGAAGTATCGCCTGAGCGTGGATCTGTTCAATCACGGCGCACACAAGGGTGTGTGGTGGGGCGAGGATTACGCCTTCTGCCGGCGCTGGGAAGAAATGGGCGAAGACGCTTGGCTGGTGCCAGACCTGCAACTCGACCACCACAGCGCCGACCGCTCGTATCCCGGCAACTTCCACATGTACCTGCGGCAGCAGCCCGGAGGCGACCTATGGCAACCATCTACCTGAAGCACCCCGTCCACGGCTACAAAATTGCCACGTTGGATCTGGAAGCAGAATACGACGAGCAGAACGGATGGGAGCGGTATACTCCGGGAGCGCCTGAGTCCGAACCCGAGTTTCCGGTGAACCGCATGATCAGGCGCAGGCGTATGGAGTCTGCCGATGTCCACCACAGCGGGTGACCAGATCAATGCAGCGTTAAGGCTGATTGGTCAACTGGCCGAGGGTGAAACCCCGTCGGCCGAAACGTCGCAGGATGCTCTTGCGGCGCTCAACCAAATGATTGACTCTTGGTCGATCGAACGCCTGTCGGTGTTCTCGACGCAGGATCAGGTCTTTACGTGGCCGGCAAACACGGCCTCACGCACACTTGGGCCAAGCGGCGACTTTGTCGGCAACCGGCCTGTGATGCTGGATCCATCGACGTACTTCCGCGACCCTGAGTCTGGGATCTCGTTCGGGCTGGTGTTCATCAACCAGCAGCAGTACAACGGCATCGCGCTGAAGACGAACAGTTCGACGTATCCGCAGGTCATGTTCACCAACATGACCTACCCGGACATCACGATGACCGTGTACCCGGTGGCTACCAAGGCGCTGGAGTACCACATCGTCAGCGTCCAAGAACTGTCGCAGCCTGCCACGCTGAACACCACGCTGGCGTTCCCGCCGGGCTATCTGCGGTGCTTCAAGTACAACCTAGCCGTCGAGATCGCCAACGAGTTTGGCGTTGAGCCACCGCCCACGGTGACGCGGATTGCAATGGCGTCGAAACGCAACCTTAAGCGCATCAACAACCCCGACGATCTGATGAGCCTGCCGTACAACCTGATCAACCGCAGGATGCAGCGCTTCAACGTTTACACGGGCATGCCGACGTGAAAACGCCGATTCTCGGATCATCCTATGTGGCCCGCAGCGTCAATGCTGCGGACAGCCGCATGGTCAACTTGTTCCCGGAAATTGTGCCGGAGGCCGGCAAAGAGCCTGCGTTCTTGCAGCGGTGCCCTGGGTTGCGGCTGGTGGCCACAGTAGGGCAAGGCCCGATTCGAGGGATGTGGAAGTTCGGCGACTTCCTGTATGTCGCGTCTGGCGGCAAACTGTACCGCGTGGACGGGAACTTTGCGGCCACGGAACTGGGGCTGATCAACGGCAGCGGGCCGGTCAGCATGTCCGACAACGGCACGCAGTTGTTCGTGGCCTGCAACCCCGACGCGTTCATCTACAACACCAGCACGGGCGTGTTCGCGCAGATCACAGACCCGGACTTTCCTGGCGCTGTCACTGTGGGTTATCTGGACGGGTACTTCGTGTTCAACGAGCCCAACAGCCAGCGATTCTGGGTGACGTCGCTGAACGACGGCACGGCAATTGATCCGCTGGACTTTGCCAGCGCCGAGGGCAACCCCGACGACGTGGTGTCGCTGATGGTCGACCACCGTGAGGTCTGGCTGTTCGGCAACAACACGGTAGAGGTCTGGTACAACGCCGGCTTGGCTGACTTCCCGCTGGCGCGCATCAACGGCGCGTTTATGGAGACCGGTTGCCTTGCGCCTTACAGCGTGGCCAAGCTGGACAACAGCGTGTTCTGGCTGGGCTCTGACGCACGCGGTAACGGCATCGTGTACCGCAACCAGGGTTACAACGCCCAGCGCGTCAGCACGCACGCCATCGAGTGGCAGATCCAGCAGTACAACGTGCTGAACGACGCCGTTGGCTACTCGTACCAGCAGGACGGGCACTCGTTCTATGTGCTGACGTTCCCAACCGCACAAGCAACGTGGGTATTTGACGTGTCCACCGGCGCATGGCACGAACGGGCGTTCTGGGATGGCGTGCGGTTTCGGCGGCATCGGAGCAACTGCCAAGCGAATTTTGCGGGGCAGGTAGTCGTCGGCGACTGGGAAAACGGACTCATTTATGCGTTTGACCCCGAGGTGTATCAGGATGACCAAAATACGCAACGTTGGTTGCGGTCGTGGCGCGCACTGCCGACGGGGCAGAACAATCTGAAGCGCACGGCACATCACATGCTGCAGTTGGACTGTGAATCTGGAGCAACCGACAACTACACGTTAAAAAAAGAATTAATCAACATTGGAAGCCCGTTTGTGTCTACAAGTGGATGGACTCCAAACGCAGGCTCTGCAGTTCTTTTGTCCGCCGGCAGGATAAGACTTTTGGATTTTTCTGGTGGTCAAACGCGCATCTATGTAGATTACGTTTTGCAAACAACGCCGAACGTGCCAACAACCGTTGGTTTTCGTTTTGTGCTTGATCCAAACACATCAGCAAACAGCAATGGCGGGCTAAGAATTGGCTCCACGGCAGACGGCGGTCAGTACGGCGATATTTTGTTTTTTGCCAATTCCGTAAGTCAAGTTGATTCTGGTGATCAGCTTAGAACATTTGTACCGTTGACAAACCAAACGCATTTTACGTTTTACACCGATTCGTTCTCTTTTTCTGACCCGGCAACAGATATTTACGTCTCATATCTAAACGCGTATGAGAGCGCTTACTTTCAAGGAAATCCAAGCGTCATGCTTCGCTGGTCCGACGACGGCGGCCACACTTGGAGCAACGAGCATTGGGCCAGCACCGGAAAAATTGGCGAGTACGGCAAGCGCGTCATCTGGCGCCGGCTTGGCATGACGACCAAACTGCGGGATCGGGTGTACGAGATCAGCGGCACAGACCCGGTAAAGATTGCCATCATGGGTGCGGAACTATCCGCCACCCCGACGAGCGCGTGAGATGGATCTAGCGCCGCGCGTTCCGTCTCAGCGCGACCCGGTTGTAGATCGAGGTGCGCTGGCCACGCGCGCGTGGTTCCGGTTCTTTCAACTGCTGCAGTCGTCCATCGAAGACGCGGCGCTGTTGCAGTACACCGTGGTCCAGAACGTCACGGGCTCCACGATTCCCAAGGGCACGGTTGTCGGCTTTGCGGGCGTGGGGTCGAACAACGTGCTGTCAATCGCGCCGTACCTGGCAGACGGCTCGTCGCCGTCGCTGTACATCCTAGGCATCATGGCCGAGGATCTGCCGGACAGCGGCGCCACGGGCCTGTGTTGCGTCTGGGGCAACGTCAGCGGCATCGACACCAGCGCGTTCAACGTGGGTGACATCCTGTACGCCAGCCCGACGGTTGCGGGGGCGTTGACCAACGTCAAGCCCACCGCACCAGACAACGTGATCCCAATGGCCGCAGTGTTGATCAGCAGCGCCACTGCGGGCGACATCTTCGTTCGGCCGACGATTGAGCAACAGAAGTACTACGGCGAGTTCTCGCGCACGACCAATCTGACGGCAGCGCTGACAAACACGGCTTACGCCATTGCGCTGGACACCACAGAGATTGCTGAGGGCGTGACGCTGGCGGGGTCTCCGGTGACGCAACTGACGGTGCCGCAGTCTGGTCTGTATCAGTTCACGGTACGGTATCAGCTCACGTCAAGCAATTCATCGCCCAAAAACGCCAGGTTCTGGTTTCGGCTAAACGGCACGACCGACTACGCCAACAGCACATCCATCGTATCGGTGGACAGCAACAATGGTTTTGCGACAATCACCGCGTCGGAGTTTTTCTCTTTGCAGGCCAACGATTACGTGGAACTCATGTGGGCCGTCTCAGACACCGCGCTGTCGCTCACCGCTGCTGCTGCCACGGCCTACGCCCCGGCGGCGGCTGCTGTGCTTGTGACCGTCACCCAGATTCAACAGTGAGGCCCTGATGGCAGTCTCTCTCTCCCAGTACGCAGGCGCAGGCGCCCAGTTCTTTGACAACAACGGCAACCCGCTGGCGGGCGGGCTGATCTACACCTACGCTGCCGGCACGACCACGCCTGCGGCGACGTACACGACCTATACGGGCGGCACGGCCAACGCCAACCCCATCGTGCTGGACAGCGCAGGCCGCACGCCGGCGCAGATCTGGCTGACGTCGGGTTCGTCGTACAAGTTCGTGTTGCAAACCGCGTTGGGCGTGACGATCAAGACCGACGACAACATCTTTGCGTCGTTTGAACTCGCCAAGGAAATCGGCATCGCCGTCGGCCTGGGTGCGGGCAGCGTGGCCACGAACATTGCAGTGGGCGACACTGCGCTGGACAGCAACACCACGGGGTCGAACAACACCGCTGCTGGGTACAACGCTCTGACCAGCAACACTGACGGCATCCAGAACACCGCCGTCGGCTCACAGGCGCTGGATGCCAACACGGGCGGCGATTACAACGTGGCCGTGGGGTACGACGCGCTGTCGGCGGCGACGACGGCAAACTACAACACTGGCGTTGGGTATCGATCGCTGAATGCGGCGACGACTGGGGCAAACAACACCGCGCTTGGCGCTGATGCGCTGCTGGTCAATCAGACGGGCGCAAGCAACGTGGCCGTGGGCTATCAGGCCGCAGACGCGTATATCGGCAGCGATGCGGTGGCGGTGGGCGCAGGCGCTTTGTCGGCGGCAACCTCTGGCACCAGAAACACGGCCATCGGCAAAGACGCTCTGCTGTTGGTGGTGACCGGCGCAGACAACACTGCTGTGGGCGCTCGGGCGCTGGATGCGGCAACGTCAAGCAACAACACCGCTGTGGGCGAGGATGCCCTCGGCGCAGTGACGACGGGCGCCAACAACACCGCCATCGGCATGCAGGCTGGCGACTCGCTCACGACTGGCAGCAACAACACAGTGATTGGCTACGACGCCGATGTGTCGGCAGTCGGTGTCAGCAACGAAATCACCCTCGGCAACAGCAGCGTGACCTCGCTGCGCGTGCCAGGCCTGACGCTGACTGCCGGCTTGAAGTGGATTAACAACGGCACCCAGACTGTGGCGGCGCTGGTGGCTGCAGGCACTGCCGGCGCAGGCGCACGGGCCGTGGTGACGGATGCCAACGCAACAACTTTCCACGCAATCGTTGCCGGGGGCGGCGCAAACGTCGTCCCGGTGTTCAGCGACGGCACTAACTGGCGGATTGGGTGAGGTGAATCATGGCATGGGTTACGTTTGAAGATCTGGTTGCCAAGGCTGGCGCCACAAGCGTTGGTGCGCAAGAAGCGTTTATGCAATCTGCTGGCGCATTTGAATATGTATTTAATGCGTCAAATTTTAACCAACTAAACAAAAACGAAAAAGCGGCTCTTGGAGAGCTTTACGATTCTGCTGCAAATGTTATGAAACAAGCAGGCGTGCCGCCTGATGAAACAAAGAGTGTTTATTCTTATTATACTTCCGGCGGAGATACGTATGCAGATGAAGTAAAAGTTCCAATTTGGAGTTTGGAAACAATTAAAGAAGCGCTGAATTCTCGCGGCATCAAACTGGCTTACGACCCGTCTCGAGACAAAGGCAACTGGGGCAGTTCTCGCGGCCACAGCATTCAGCTTGGCGTGCTGGATGCTGCGGGCAAACCGGTTCAAGAATACCGCGTAGGCGAAGGTTCGCTTGCGTCTGGGTTTTTCAAAGGGTTTGTGGTTCCGTTTGCCCAAATTGCGCTGACGGCAAACGCAAGTGCCATTGGGGCGGCAATCGCGCCGACGGCAAGCTCAACGGTGCAATCTGCCATCGGATCTGCCGTTGCATCTGGTGCGGGCACTGCGCTCGCTGGCGGCGATGCAGAAGACGTCATCAAGAACGCCCTGACGGGCGGCGCGGTGGGTGCGGCTTCCAGTCTGGTCAAGCCCTACATCCAAGACGCCATTGATTTCGTCAAAGACCTGGCGCCGGGCGAGTTGCAGCAGGTTGCCAACAGCGTTGATGCGACGGCTGGCGCCACCGAAGAAGTGGCGAACAATCTGGCGGGTGTTGAGGTTGGTGGGGCGGAAATTGGATATGACCCGTACACGGGTCTTGCAGAGAACTTTCCGCCCGCCGGCTACGTCGATCCGCTAGCTGGCGGGGCTGGTTTTGATTATGCGGGGGGCACAGAAAACGTAGCGCTCGCGCAAATGACGCCTCAGGCGCAAACCGTTTACTTGGATTCGCTAGCGCAAGGATTGCCCCCATCAGTTGCGCTTACGAGAGCAATCGCCACAAACAGCGCAACCGTTGGTCAGGAACTAACCCCTGCGGCAGTTAACACTCCAACAAACGCATTGCTGGGGGGTGGGGCTACTGCTGGAGCCGCAGGCACCGCCGCCACAACCACGCCCGCCGGCTACGTCGATCCGCTAGCTGGCGGGGCTGGTTTTGATTACGCTGGCGTAGCAGAACAGTCAACCTCAAGATACCTCCCAACGCCACAGGGCGACACGATGTCTACGCCCACGGCAGTCACGCCGACAGGACAGGTTGCTACGGTTGACCTGACTGGCCAGCAAACGGCAGGAACTACCGGCGCAGGCCTCGGCACCGCCGCAACAGGCGCAGGCGCGGTTGGCGCTGCCGGTGCAGCAGGTGCTGCGGGCGCAGGTGCGGGCGGCGTGATGACCGAAGCAGATCTCGCAGGACTGGATCCCGACCTGACGCTCGGCGGCGGCACGGACGTCCTCGGCGGCGCAGACGCAACAGGGGGCGGCGTCGGCGCAGGCGCGGCCACGGGCGCGATCACTGCGGGCGGCGCGGCAGCCGCAGGCCTCACCGGCATCAAAGCCGTGGACGACTTCCTGAGCTACCTCGGCACGCCTGCCGGCGCAATGGCGCTGAGTGCTTTCGGTGGGCTGGCGGGCGGGTACTTCCAAGGCCAGGCCGCGAAGGAAGCGGCGCAGACGCAGGCCGCTGCGGCACAGAACGCACTTGCGCTTCAGCGCGAGATGTTTGAGTACCAGAAGGGCTTGCTGGAGCCGTATCAGCAGGCTGGTACTGCGGCACTCGGCCGACTGACGGGCGTCATGGGCCTCGGCGGCCAGCCGGCAACCGGCGGGCAGCAACTGCTGGAGATGGACCCCGGCTACGCCTTCCGGCTTGGCGAGGGCATGAAAGCGCTTGAGCGCCTGCAAGCGGCGCGGGGCAACATGCTGTCGGGCGGCGCGATCAAGGCGGGCCAGCGGTACGCGCAGGATGTGGCGTCTCAGGAGTATGGAAGTGCCTACAACAGGCTGGCAAACATCGCCGGTTTAGGGCAGACCACCGGGACGCAACTTGGCGCTGCCGGCCAGCAGTTTGGGGCCACCGCAGGCGAGACGATGGCGCAGCAGGCAAATGCGCTGGCGGCGGGGCGCGTGGGCCGCGTCAGCGCTTACACTCAGGGCATCAATACTGCGGCGAATGCGTTCGGCAATTACCTCAACCAGCAGCAGCGCAACCAGGTTCAGTACGACATTTATGGGCGCCAGATTGGCGGTTAAGGACTGATCATGCCTATCAACCCCAGCATCCCGCTGTCCGTCGCCAACATTCCTCCGGTGCAGATTCCCATGCGGGAATCGCGCATGCAGTCTTTTGCTGCCATCGCCCCCGGCATCAATGCGATGCGGCAGTTGGAGGCGCAACGCACGGAAACGGCGGAAAAGCAGCAGCAACGCGAGGCTTTGCAACAGATGCGGCAGGGGCTGATGGCTGCAGGCAAGTCTGGCGATCTGGGGATGTACTCGCAGGCGCTGATCGGATCCGGCGATGCGCGTCTGATGGAGATGGGTGCGCGCATTCAGCAGGCGCTGATGGAGGAAGCCCGTTCCGCGCAGGCGCTGAAGCCGTATCAGGGCCAGCCTGTGACGCGCGAGTCGGTGCAGAACATGATGCTGCAGGGCGGCGTGGCGGGGCGCACTGCGGGCGACTTGGCGCGCACGCTGCCGGCCGAGCCGAAAGAGCAGCAGGACCTTATCAACGTCGGCGGCGCGCTGTATCAGCGAAGCACGGGGAAGTTTTTGCAGCCGCCGCAGCAGCAGCAAGCGGCCGGGACGCAGGCGCGTCGCTACATTTCCACGCCTGACGGTGTGTTTGACACTGAAACGCAGCAGTACATTCCTAGGCCTGCGGGCGCCGGAGCCGCGCCCGGCGCACCTGGCGCTGCCGCGATGCCTGCGGCCAAGCCAATGACTCCAGAGCAGGAAGCAAGGCGGCGCGATTTGCTCGGCAAGGAATACAACTCTGCGCGGAGCGCGTTGCAAGTGACGCAGGACGTTTTGGATTCTGCGCGCGCGGTCAAAGAGTCGCCCGGGTTGGAAAGGTCCACCGGGCTTTCGTCTTTGTTTCCCTCGTTTGCTGAAGGCGAAGCGGCGTTTGCGGATGTCAGGCTTCAAAATCTTAAGGGCAAAATTACCGCATTAGGCAAAGCGGCTGCAGCGGCCACTGGGGCAATCGGCCAAATCGCCAACCAAGAATGGAAAATTCTTGCAGATCAGATTGCCGCGATTGAGGCAATCAAGGGCGCCGGACCAATGCTTGAGCAAATTGACTTGCTGGAAGCGCAAGCTGTTGGCGCAATGAATCGCATACGAGACGGGTACGAACGCAGGTTCGGCGAAGACTTTGAGCGCTTCCCGCAGTTCCGCGATTTGCCGCAGCCAACAAGCGCATTCAAGGGTCGTGGCGCTGCGGCGCAACCTCCGGGCGCACAGCCTGCGGGCGCGGCACCCGCACAGCCCGCGCAGGCTCCCATCTACGCACGCAACCCGCAGACGGGTGCCCGCATCATGTCCACTGACGGTGGGCAAAACTGGTCGCCAGTGAGGTAAACATGCGCCTGCCGCCTGGTTTTGAACTTGAACAGCCGGCTACGGCCGGCATGCGCCTGCCGCTTGGTTTTGAACTAGAGCAAGCTGCTGCTGGTCAAATCCCCGGCGCAGGGCCATACGTCGCGCCGCCTGCGCAACCGTCAGGCATACCGATCGGGCGTCGAGCAATTCAGATGGCGCGGCCTACGGTAGAAGCACTGGGCACTGTCGGCGGCGCTGCACTGGGCACTGCTGGCGCCCCCGGCCTAGGCACGCTGCTGGGTGCTGGCGCGGGATACAGCGCGGCCAAGGGTGGGCTGGATGTGCTGGAGGAAGCGCTGGGCTACAAGCAACCCGCCGCCAGTGTCTCAGAAGCACTGGCGCAGCGCGGCAAGGAAGTCTTGACCGGCGCCACGATGGAAGCCGCAGGCAGAGGTGTGATTGCGCCAGCGCTTGCCAAGGGCGCCGAATACGCGGGCAAGGTCAAAAACATTAAGCTCGAAACGTACCTGACTGCGCTGGAGGGCAAGGGCGACGACATTCTGACTGCGCTGCGTGGCCCTCGATCCGCAGTGGCCGGCGCGGCGACTGGTGCGGGCGAGGTCGCGGCGCCGGCAGGCAGCGCAAGGTTTTCTGCGCTGCAAGCCAAATCCGAGCGAGTGCCGTCCCAGTCCTCCGAGTTCGCTTTCATGCGCGCCCAGACCGGGGCGGCAGAAGCGGGACAGCAGACTCGGGCGCAAGCCAAGTTTGACAAGGCTGCCGCCAAGGTTCAGCAGAAGATCGACACTGCGCTTCAGCCTGTGCGATCGGAAGAGGCCGGGGCCACACTTGCCGCAGGAGCGCAGGCCAAGCGGCAGTCTATGAAGGACGACGTGATCAGGCCCGCCTACGAAAAAGCCTTTAGCCAGGCTGGCGACGCCAAGATTGACATGTCAGGCGTCGTCGGAAAGGCAGAGGAAATTCTTGGGCGCAAGCTGTCGCAGTTTGACCCCAGTACGGCGCCGGAGACGATTCGCAAGCTGCTGTCGTTGCAAGAAAAAGCGGCCGCAGCCAAACCGCTTGGCTCGGGCATCGTTTCTGGCCGGCTGAAAGTCGCGCCAGCCGCGCCAGAAGCCCCTGCAATCACGCTACGGGATCTTGACGACATCCGCAAGGCAATCAACGCCGACATCGCGTCAGGCAAGGTTTCTGCAGATCCAACTGCCGCGATGCGTCTGCGCAATCTGGGGCAGATCCACAAAGTCATTGACGACGCGGTTGAGCGATCTGCCATTCCCGATGCGGCCAAGCAGTCGTATCGGCAGGCGCTGGATCTGTATCGCACGCAATACATCCCGCGCTTCAAGACTGGAGTCAACGAACAACTGTTCCGGCAAACCGGCCTGAATGAGCCGAAGATCAAGCCGGAAGACGTCATCACAAAATACTTTCAGCCTCGCGGCGTAAGCGAGGCCAAGAACTTTGTCACGCTGTTCGGCAAAGATCCGCAAGCCATGAAGACGGCGCGAGCGGGCATTGAAGACGTCTATCTGCGGGAAGTGCCGAACCCGACGCCCGAGGCGCACGCAGCGTTTCTGCGAAAGTACGCCGACCCGATCAAGGTGCTGGATGACGCAGGAATGAACGTCCTGCAGCGCATCAACGTTGTTGGGCAAAACGCGGCCAGATTGCAGAAGATCAACGATCTGGCGGAGCGCATGAACGTCAAGTTGGCGCCTTCGCTGCCGCCTGGCGCGTCCGCAGATGCTGTGGAAAAACGTCTTCAGATGCTGACCGGCAAGCTGACAAGCCAGCAAAAGGCGCACGTCAATGCGGTGCAGCAGGATCTGATTCGTCGGCAGGAATATGAGAGGCTTGTCAAGGCGGGCATGGATGCTGGTCTTGACATCAAACAGATTGGCACCAAGACCGGAACAGAACTTGGCTTGCCGCTGCCTGCGTTTTTGAACACGTCAATTACGCTTTTCAACGCAACCGTTAAGCGCCTAATGCTTCGGCTTGACGACAAACTTGCGCTGGAAATCGCGCGCGAGATGACGGACCCGGCGCTTGCGGCAAAATCTGTTGAGCAAGCGCTGCGACTCCAGACGTCGCGCGCTGCCGGTGCGGCAGTGCCTGTAGCGCCGGCAGCTGGCCGTGCCGCCGCGATCGGCGCAGGCATTGAAATTGCGCCCCGCGCAGAGCCCGGGCAACGCAATACACTAGCCCCACAACCCATCAACGCCCTGACCGCAAGATGAGCCTGACCATCGAACAGAAGTCGGACATCGTGACAGAAGTCACGAAGGCTGCGCCCCCGGTCACAGTGGCGGGTGCTACGATCGCCGGCATGCAGGTCAATGACATGATTCTGTGGGCGACGTTGCTCTACCTCGTTCTCCAGATAGGGTTTTTGCTCTATCGCTGGGGGCGCCTGCATTTCAGCGGCAGGGACGGCGAATGAAACACGCAGCACTGGCTCTGATCTTGGCAGCCAGTGCCGCGCAAGCCGACGTCGTGGCAATCGCGACGAACGAGAACATCCGCCTGGAACTGCACAACACTGCCGGCCCGTGTCAGGGGCGTGCGCTGTGGGCGGTGATCACTGACGGCGAGCGTACGGTCAGCGGATGCTGGATTCCGCAGCCGCCAGCAGAGATTGCGGTGGCGTGGTTTGATGGCGACTACACAACGTTGCCGATTGCGATATTCCGAGAGCCGGAGAAACTATGAACCCGCTGTTTATGGGCCCGCTGCTGGAGGTGGGCAAGACGCTGCTGGACCGCTTCATTCCCGACCCGGAAAAGAAGCGCCAGGCCGAGGCAGAGTTTCTGTCGATGGCCATGCAGGGCGAACTGAAGCAGGTCATCGCGCAACTGGAGATCAACGCCAAGGAAGCCACGCACCCGTCAGTGTGGGTGGCGGGCTGGCGTCCGTTCGTCGGCTGGACGGGGGGCCTGGGCCTGCTGTACGCCACGCTGGGGCAGCCAGTGCTGACCTGGGTGGGCATGATCCACGGCTGGCCTGCGCCGCCGACGGTGGAGACGGACCTGTTGTGGGTGGTGTTGTCCGGGATGCTTGGCATCGGCGGCCTGCGCACCTACGAGAAGGCCAAGGGAGTGGCAACGAAATGACCGACCTCGACTGGAAGCGCTGGCCGAACTTCCGCAAGGAGGAGTTCAACTGTCGCTGCGGCTGCGGCCGAAACGAGATGCGCGCTGAGTTCCTCGACCGCTTGCAGGCGCTGCGATCGGCCTACGGCAAGCCGATGCACATCACTTCGGGCTACCGCTGCACCAATCACCCTGTGGAAAAGGAAAAGGTGCACCCAGGCATGCACACCACCGGCCTAGCCGCTGACATCGGCGTGAGCGGATCTGAGGCCGCGGAGGTGCTGCGGCTAGCGTTCGACGCCGGGTTCAGGGGCGTCGGGGTCCAGCAGAAGGGGAACGGGCGGTTCATTCACGTTGACCTGCGGGAAACGCCCACGGTGTGGAGCTACTGAGGGCGTGAGATGCACCGTCTCTCGCGTTGAGAAGCGGTGCATGTTGGCGCACTCATAACGCCGAGTAGTGTGGTGTTTGCGCGCTTTGGTTTCCAGCACGCGCGTCCAGACGCCGCAGAGTGGGCATTTCATGTGCTGATTGTGTAGGGATACGCATCTCGCAGGGCACTCCCTCCAATTCCCACGGGCCTGTCCATGCCTGCCGCTCATGCGGCGGGTCGGTGTGGCGGCGGCAGGTGTTGCACTCGGTGGCACCGTACCCTGCGCAGCGGGCGACGTCGGCGGGGAGGGTCATGCTCGTGCCCTTTCGTAAGCCTCTCGCAGCGCAGCGCTTAGCTTGACTTGCGTGGCTCGCACCTGTGCCCACGCCTTCCGCCTGCGGGCTGCGTAGATCCACCACGGGTAAAAGTGGGCTTTGAGTCTGTGGATGCGGGTGCGTTGTTTCATTCCTTGCTCCTCGCCCTGATCTGCTCCGCGCATCGCTGCGCAATACCCTCGACACTGGCGTGCTGGTCGCAGATGTCGGCACACGCTTCGCGCTCCATCAGCACCTCAACCTCCAGTCCCTCGGCGATCTGCGTGCCGAGGTGGTTCAGCAGGTCTTCGATGGTGTCGCCGTGGCCGGTGGCGTAGCCCATGCTTCGCATCCAGTGGACGACCTTTTCTCGCTGGGCTGCTGCGACGAGGTCGACGAAGCGGGTAAGCAAAAACGTTTGGTCTGACGACCACCAGATAATTCCAGCCTCCCGCGCCATGCGGATGATGTCGTCTTGGGTCATCCCACCACCTCCGCAATCACCAGCCCCAGCAATATCGCAACGGCAGCGATCGCCGTAGCCTGCACAAGCGCAGACAGCTTCGGCCGAGGCCACAGATCCGGCGTCGGGGTGGACGCCTCGCGGTATGGGCAGAATCTGCCCTGCTCGCACAGGCCGTCGCAGCATTGACGGTCTTCGTCTCGTTTCATATTCCACTCCACCAAATTGCAGCCAGAGTTCCAACGGCCACGCCGATAAACGTGGCCAGCACGATGCGTCCCCAGCGGGGGCGCGGCGGCGAGCACTCAATGCAGTACGGGTGGCGGTGAGGCCACGCTTCCAGCACGGTGCGGGGGTAGCGGCGGGTGGTGGGGTAACAGATAGGGCTGCAGGTGCCCATATTGCGATCAAACTTTTCCAAGTCCGACATGCGCATGGGTGCTGACTGGTCATTCATGCGTTACTCCTTGCGCGGATGGCGTCACGGCAATCAGCATATGCCTTGTTGTACCGCTGCTGAACTTCGGCCACTGGTCCGTACATCACCATGTGATCACACACCTTGGCGCAGGCTTCGCGCTCTGCTGCAGCGACGAGGGCGGCGAAGCGTTCAAGCATTTCGTCAGATGCCGTCTCCCGGCATCCATGGCGGGAAATCAACCCAGCCTCCCGCGCCATGCGCAGGATGTCGGCTTGGATCATGCGTTACTCCTTCCCCGGATGACTTCGGCGCAGTCCGTGCAGGCATCGTAAAAACTCTTGGCGAACTCGCGCTTGCTCGGCCGCAGTTCCTCGCACAACTGGGCGCAGGCTTCGCGCTCTGCTCTTGCTCCGTTTTCGCGCTCTGCTTCCATTGCCAGCTTGATTGCCGGCATTGAGGCTGCAGAGATGCGCTTTTCAAACGCAGCGGCAAACCGCTGGAAGTGCGCCTCGTCTCCCCAGCGCTGACCGGCGGTGTCGTTCATCAGGGTGGCGATTTCGTCGGGGGTCATTTCTTGCTCCTCTCTGCCAGCATGGCGTCGGCCATCGCGTATGCCCCTTCCACAATGTCGGCGATTTTTGTGAGCATCGGGTTGCGGGCAGACAGCAGCCCCTGCATCGCCTTCGCCGCGAAGTAATCGCGCAGGGTCATTCCGTCAGCATCGCTGCCAAGTCGGCTGTGCGGAAACGCCGGTCCTCCGGTATCTTTCATTTCTGCTGCTCCTTCTCAAACGCCTCGACATCCTTTAACCAGTAAAACACCTTCAACGGTCCGAGGCGGAACCACTGCGGCCCGATCCCGCGCCGTCGCCAATCCCGCAGGGTCGGCTCGCTGATGCGCAGGCGCTTTGCGACCTCTGCGGTCGTCAAACGCACTGGTGTTTCCATCAGATCACCCCCTCTTCGGCTTCAATGATCTCGGGCTCTTCGCGGGCCTGGCGCTCGCGTTCCATCTCGGCCTTGATCTCGTCGACGCGCTTCTTGGCGGCCTCGACCACGCGGGTGCGTTCGGCGCCCTTGGGCATGCGCGAGATGTCAGCCCGCAGGAGTTCCATGCCCTCGATGGTGGCGGTCAGCGAAATGCGC